AGAACCTTAGCGGTGGAATTGTCCGCATTACCGGCATACTTATCCATCGCATCGGACACCTTTTTGATGGCGTCACGCTGCCCCAACGACGCATCTGTTACGGTCTTAGCGGACACCCCGAGTTCACGGCCCACATCCACAGCAGACTTGCCCATAGTGGTGTAGTTGCCGAGCGACTGCTTATCGGCCGCGAACTTCGCCGCCTGCAACTGCACGTTCTTACCAATAACACCGTTGTCCTGCTCAACCGCAGCCGTGTAATCCATCAACGCCTGCGCAGCCTGCGCCGCAGCCATACGCTGCGTCACAAACGCGGACGCCAAATAACCGACCACCGCAACAGCCAGACCAGCGACACCCATCATCGTGGCAAGATCCACACCAACACCACGAACCGAAGTGCGCACCGTATCCAGAATGGGGCTGATCTGCTTCCACAGGGCAAACGCCCCCCAAACCACACCCGCCGCAACCGCAAGCGGGGTCAGGTTCCCCAGCAGTGGTGCGATCAGAGAAAGCAGTTGCCCGACCACAGTGACCGCGCCCAACATGATCGTGCCCAGCGGGGCAAACGCCCCGGCAAGATCCAGCGCACCCTTCACCAACGAGGCGAGCGCATCCGCCACCTGCGGCAACGACGCCACCGCCATCTGAGTGAACTTCTGCAACCCACCATCAGACACCCAATGCTGCAACGCCGCCGCAACCTGCTGCACATAAAAGCCAGCCTGAACAAACAACGGGTTCAGAATGCGGAACGCATCAATCACCATTTTGACAACCGAAATAGTTGTCCCACCCAGCTGCTTACCAAACATCGCCATTTGGTTGTTCAGATCCGGCATCGCCGCCGAAATGAGAGTCAACGAGGCAGTAAACCCGTGCAAGGCAGCACCCGCCGACGTGTTCGCCAACTGGGTGAAATAGCCGGTGAGCATGTTGATGCCCGACGCATACTGGTTGCCGACGGCGGTGCCGTCAGCCATTGCGTTCTTGATGCCGAAGATCGCCAACACACCCGCAGCGCCCATACCAGCCAGCGCACCAGCAACACCAACCGCATACCCGGTCAGGGGGGCCAGCAACGGGATCAGTGCAGCAATCGCACCAGCAATCAGCGCAGTACGCCCCGCCGTCACCGTGCTCTGATTCCCCAGACCAGCCTCAGCACCACGCACAGCATCCAGTTGGGCGACAGCCTCCCCCGCATTCGTGTCAATACGAATCGACGGAGACAGGCGCCCCAGCTCGGCGGCCTCAGCTTTAGCCTGAGCTCTCTGCCTGTCCCATTCCGACTTGTCCAGACTCAGCTTGCCAACGATCGATCCCGCCGTCGTCGGAGATTCCCCCGCCATCCGTTACCTCCGTAGGGTCGTCGCGGAACATTCGGTGCAGGCGTGTGTCAGACGACAACAAGCCCGTGATCTTCGCCGCGAACCACCGCCACGAACGGGTGCGGAAAACGTCCTCAAGTTCGATACCGAACTCGGAGGAAAAATCAGCCTCAACCAGTTCCCAACATTCGAAAATGTCGTCCCAACCGATCGGCTTCCCCGACTGCTTCAGACCAGGCGGGATCTCCTCATACCATTCGTAAACACCGGTTACCGGGTCTTTTTCGCCACGCCCGTACTTGTCGAGCGGCGAGTCGCCCTGTTCGCTGTCGCCGCCTTCGCCTGCATGTACGCCTGCAATGCTTTTGGGTCGGCGCCAGCCTCCCAGGCCGCCTCAGCGGTCTCCCGGTCGTACTGCCAGTCAGCGAGCGCCGTCAAACCGGCCCGGACGGCCGCCTCCTGCGGCACACCATCCTTCTCGAACTCTTCCCACAGGTCACCGAGAAGCAGTTTCCACAGTTCCTCACTGGGGGCCTTCGCGAAGTCTTTGTCTTTACCGTTGATCAGGCCCAACAGTTTGTGGCCGGTCGGAATGTCAACAGGTTTGAGGGTGTAATTTTTGCCGCCGATGGGGAACACAAGCGGTTCCTTGGCGAACTCTTCATAAGCGGAAAGAGCCATCTGGGTTTCCCTTTCATTCTGGGTATTCGGTTAGGTGGGGTGCGGTCGTACCCAGAACGACCGCACCCCGGCTTGTTACGCGCCGCGCGTGTACGGGAACGACGCCGATGCACCGTTCGCGTTCGTGACGACGATCGGAGCGGACCCGGCAGAAGCGGTCGGCATGACAGCGGTGATCATCGAGTCCGACTGGACAACCCACGAGGTTGCGTTCGTGCCGCCGATGGTGACACCAGTCGTCGCGATCGTGCCCGTGAAGTTCGAGCCCGAAATGGTGAGGATCTTCCCAGAGGTCTGACCGGACGGGGTGGCCGAAATGATCGTCGGCACGGCGGTGGCAGCGTACGGGTTGGCGATCGAAGTCAGAACACCGTCACCGTTGAAAACAACAGTGACTTCCTCCTGATCGGCCACACCCGTCTTCGACTGATTCCAGTCGATGAGCGCATACCCGGAATAGTTGCCCGTCGAGTACCCGTAACGGTCGTACCAGCGCACGTAAATGCGTGCCGACGTGCCGAACTGGAAACGGGTCTGCTCAATGAGCGACTGCCCCGGATCCGACGGCACACCAGCGGTCGTTGGGCGGAAGAACTTGACCGTCAGTTTCCAACCAGTCATCGTCTTCTCGAACGAGTTGTAACCGTTCGTGTCATACGTGTCGGAAGCCTGCTGGGTGGGGTTCTCGGCCTGGGCGAAGTCGTTCAGTCCCTTCACCCGGGTCCAAGTGGAGTTATCCGGTGAAACGTCGACCAGGAACCGACGTGCAAGAGCATTAGGCATTGAGGTGAGCCTCCTTCAAGGCATCGGGGCGTTAAATGAAAAAAGCCCCTCGCTTTGGAGGGGTTAGACAGTTGGTTCTAGGTCACCAACTACCGCCGGTAGGGCGGTTGCTTGTGGGTGGCAGGCCGGCGTCAACGTAATAGGCGTCGGCGCGTTCCCACCGTTTCGCCGCATCCTGCCCGAGCGTGATAGACGACTGCCGTAGCACTTGCTCAGCGAAAACACTGTTGAACCACACACCGGTGAGACCGTGGAGGATGCTGTAAACACTGTCGCCAAGATCATCCACATCCCGAGGATCCTGGGTGCCCCGGAATCGGAGCTGCACACCCAAACGGGATTCCGGCATTGTCGGGTTGTCGGACACCTGATAGGCGGTCATTGTGATGATCCGGTCAGGTTTCGGGTTCACCGCTTTGAACACGATGCCCGTCTCGCTGTCCAAGTAGTCGGTGCCGTCCGTCCGATACGTGGCAAGACTGTTACTGACGATGAGTTGGGCGATACCGTCAAGGAGATCGTTCTGCGGTGAGGTCACTCCATTGCCTTCCCGATCTCATCGGCCACAACTTGCAGAGCTTCACGACCATGCTGCATCCACGGCAATTCCAAATACAAAGCATTACCAGTGTTGTGGTGATATGACAGCTCATAATGTTGCCGCCGGGCGTACGGTCCGGGGATGAACAGTTCGGCACCCTCCGGGGTGGGGCGTGACTCCTCGGACCCGACAAGCGCACCCGTTTCGACGGGGGTTTGCGCAGCCACGAACGTGCGCAAAAACTCGACACCTTTCAGGGCGGCCGGAATTTTCAGGGCGTCCACTTTCGCATCGATCGCGTCGAAGTAGGCGTCGAAACCTTCAGAACCCACCACGACCCCCCTTTCAGGTCAAATACACTTCGACGTTGTCGGCAATGCCGGAAGGGGTTTGGTTGTCGTTGATGCCCACCACCCTCGACACGCGCCCCGACGAGTCAGTAAACCGAGAATCTGGTGTGTAAAATGATGCGTTAGCTGGGTCGGTCAACCATTGCGCCGACGACACCACCTCCTGCCCGCTCTGGTTACGCACCAACTTGATCCCACCCATCAGGTAACCCGCATGGCTGACCGGGGCGGCAAACGTGTCACCGTACGCACCAGCACCCTCGAACGTTTCGATTTGGGCGGTATGAATAAACCAGCGTTTGTTCATCCGAACACCCAAGTGTTCGGGATCAGCAGATTGTTGTACCGGAGCACACGTTCCGCCTCAGGCACCAACCCTTTCAACGCTTCAGCTCGGGCTTGCGCGGCAAGGTTCGCGTCCGCGAACGTATCCGACGCCGACCCCGCCTTAGTCGCCAGCAGCACGGCGGGGGTGTGCACCCCACCCGTCAACGGGTCATAGTTGATAGCCGCCCACGCTGCCGCCTGAATCAGCGTCGCTTTTTGCAGTGCTGCAAGAATTTGCGCATCCGTGGGCAGGCCGGTAGTCAAATCTACGGAGTAATACGCCTGATTCGTTGCATCCAACACAAGGTTCGTAGCAGACCGCAACAAGGCGGTCGCGTTCGCCGGTGCTGCGTTGCCTGTATACGCGGCCAAGTCCGCCGGTTGGGCGTACATGGTGGGTACAACGAAATCCCCATAGTAGGAAGGCATTCAATCCTCACTTCTTGGGGAAGTTCACCCCGTACAGTTCGATCAGGTCAGCTTTAGTGAGCGCGTCAGCATCATCAGGGGTGATCGGGGTATCCGTCGACTGGGATGCGTGCACCGCCCAACCAACCCATTCCGCCTTGGAGGCGTAGGGAGGGGGCTGCACTCGTACGGTGTCCTCCTGGTAAGGGGTACCATCCGCGTTCACACGCGTCAGGTACCCCTTCGCAAGACGATCCGCAATGAACTGGGTGACAGCGGAGGGAGCCAACGCGAAGATGGCTCCCTCCTCACCCCGAATGTGGATCGTTTCGGGCATCAGACGCGGCGGCCGTCCAGGGTGAACGCAGCCACAGTCATAACCACTGACGTTTCAATGGCGATAGAACCATCGGACTGCTGCACACGGCTGGAGTCGAACGGGCCAACCCACTGTGTGCCAGAAGCCGCCACCGTAACAGTGATCGGACCCTGACCGGAGCTGATCGCGGACGGCTGAGAACCAGCAAGAATGCTGATGGTGCCGGACCCGGCAGTGCCGTTGTTCGCGCGCAGCCACAGGCTGACATTCGAACGACCGTTACCGGCAATGGTGAAACCGTTGCCGGTACCAGCGACGGAGGCAGTCCCGGCGGGGTCAGCAACACCACCATTGGGAACCAGGGCGGTCGGCGTAAGAGTAACGCGTGCCATGTGTTATCCCTCCCTTTCTTAGGAGATGGTGACGTTCGCGGAAGCGAGCGAGTCGGGGCGGATGACCTTCGCACCGTAAAGGAACAAGCCCTTCACAGCGTCCGAGAACGAGGTCTGCGGCCGGTAGGCCTCAACCTGTGCGATCTGCTCAGCGAACGTGATCGCACGATCGTTACCGGCAATCACAACCGAGTCAGAACCGGTCGTCGGGGTCTGGTTCGACAGCAGGATCTCGAACCCGGCAGCGGAACCAACCGAACCGGACACCAGCGCGGACGACACGTTGTTCGCCGCGTTGGCGACGAAACGAGTGTCGCGGAGGAGGAGACCATGCGCGGCAGGGCTGATCGCCACACGGCGGCCCTGGGTGGCAACGTTCGCCTGATCCAGTTTCACCTTCAACGGCACGAGGACGTTGTCGTAGAACTGGTTGGGGCTGGTCGAGGCAACCGCGATGGCGCCGAGCTGGTTCGCCGTCTGAATCGACGTGTAGAACGAACTCAGGTACTGGTCGATCTTGTTCGCCTCAGCGAACGCGGCCTCGTCCATGAGCTGCGGGATGACGTTCCCGCGAGCCTGACGCTGGTCGACATCGTCCACGGCGAACGCGAAGTAGTCGGCCTGGTCAACGACGAGGGTGCGCTGCGAGTCGTTCGGCACCTCAGGGGTGATCGAAGTGCTGTTCGGCACGTACGTGTTGATGGTGGGGCGGTTGACCGAGGTGATACGAACGGTGTCGCCGTAACCGGAGATCTCCCCTTCGTAGTCACGGTTGGTGAAAGCCGTGTAGATCAGGGCCTGCCGCAGCGCCACAAGGAGCACGGGGGACCAAATCTCAGGCCTGAACTTGGTTACACTCAACGGAGTGTCCTTTCAGTTAGGCGAGCAGGTGCGCCAATTTGCCTTCACGGAAGGCGGCGTTTTTCTGCTCAGGTGTCATCGCAGCGAATTGCTGCTCTGTGATGAGGCCTGTCTCCCCGGACCCGCCGAGTTCAGTGCCACTCGCTGCTGCCGCCTGGACTGCTTTGAGGATTGGGTTTGCCGCGATTGCGGCGTTGATCGCGGACGTGATGCCCGCACCGTCCGAAGGGTCCAGCCCTTGAACGGAAGTCATGAATGAGTTGGAGTCGAGCAACCGGTTGGGGTCGGCTCCTGCTGTGGTGGCGGCTTTGAAGATCGCGAGTTCGCGGGCGGCTTTGGCGGCGTTCGTTTGGGCTTCCACGATTTGTGCGGTGAGCGCGGCCGGGTCGGTGGCGGCGTCGGGTTTCAGGCCGAGGGCGACAGCGAGTTTGTCGGTGAGGTCTTTGGTGGCCTGTTCGGCGGCGGACTTCGCGGCTACACGATGGCTGGCGGCTTCCTGGCGGACCTTCGACAGTTCTTTCTGGAGGTCTTCGACGCTCAGGGTGGGCTGCTGGGGTTCCGGCTGTACGGCGGGAACCTCCGGGGTGGGCTGCGGTTCGGTGGGTGCCTCTTCGGGCATGATTGGGCCTCCTGGGCTCATATCGGTGAACCCGCTCCTGGCGGGACTTTTAAATGCGAAAAGCCGCCCCGAAGGACGGCCAGTGAAGGGTGCTGCAAAACTTCCGTGAAACTACTTCGCGCCTAGGTTGACCTGTTCTCGTCTCGTGTTGCGGACACGCCCGGTCTGTTCAATGAACGCGCGCATGTTCGCCTGCGCCCGCCGCACCGCGAACTGTGCTTGCGAACGCATCTCCGGGGTAAACGCCCCCGCCAGTTCACGTTTCGCAGCACGAATCTCCCGCTCCAAACGACGCTGCTGCTGCGACTCGTCATATTTGCGTTGATCCTCCGCAGACCACACATGCGGGGGCGGAAGCACAGTCACACCCGGCACGAAACCAACCAACGCATGACGGCAGCGAGGATGGAACAAACCCGCAGCAGTCGCATCAGCGATCGTCGCATCCGCCCGCGAATCCGGGCCCACCGACAAAATCTTGCCCTGCCACGGCAAACACAACGGGCACGGGTGCCCATCATCCGTAACCGTGAACAAATCCAAACCCAAAGACTGCATACGCTCCAGATGAGACACGTTGTAGGCGCGCTCCACCGCTGTACGGGTCGCCATCTCCACATACGCGGACAACTCCCAATTGCGGCCACGCGAGTCCACCAAACCGGTCACACCCTGCCGCACCAATTTCCGGTACGCCTCATGCTGCGCTTGCGCCGGCGTCAACCCCAACACCTGCGCTTGTGCCGCATCCGCCACAACCGCCTGGTATGCGTCATCCGCGAATCGAGTAATCCGGTAGGTGAGCTGGTTCAGTTTCCCGACCAAATCCTCCCGGATGGCACGGGCGGACCGTTCCGCATGGGATTCCCGCCCGGGCTCGGAAGTCCCAAACGAGTCAGACCCACCCGACCCGCCGGAACCATCCTTGACAGCCTGGGCGACCACCTGAGCAACTACCTGTGGGACCTGCTGCGACAACTCCCGGGCCACCGTGAACGCTTCACGACGCATCCGAAGTTGCAGCAAATCGCCGCTCCGGTAGCGGGCAATCAAACCCGCGAACCGGGTCAGCAACCGCAACTGTGCTGCCGTGAACAAACCCAACAGCACAGCCGCAGCAGCCGTGACAACCGCCGACAATGTCTGATCCTGTTGACTATTAGGGTCAGACATGTGTCACCTACATTCCAGTTTCACCAACAGTGCCGCCGCCGCCACCAGCATTCGGCGGCTGCTGCGGCAGCGGATTATCGGGAGGCACCGCCATCGGATCAGTCACCGGAGTGGGGAACTCCTTCTGAATCAACGCCACCTCCGCATCCCACATGTCGTCATTCCACTCAGGATGCAGAATCTTCACACGCTCCAGCAGCGACGCCGACTCACCCGTAAACAACGTTTGAACCGTCTGCGCCAACTTCAGCATCGACTCCGACACACCATCCGGGAACTCCACCAAAATAGGTGCAGCAACATTCGGTGTCCCGAACACGGCACGATCCGTCGCCAACAGTTTCGACACCACCCGCGACAAATGCGGGGTCTGCGTGCGAATCAGCCGCCCCCGGGTCAGGAACGTGCGACGCTCCCGCGCCTCAACCTCCGTAGCCGTCGTATCCGCCTCAGTACGGAACGTCGCAATACCGAACGTCTGCAACGCAAACCCGGACAACTGGATGATCTGCTCAATCAGATCCTTCGCCGTCGCCTCATACTCCAAATAGTTGAACGCCGGCTGCGTCACCTGGATTTTGTCCGACATGGAAACGTTCGGACCCTTGACCTGATCATCAACGGAAACATAAACCTCTTGGTCGAGGTCACCGACCATGCCCTGACCAGGGCCAGGGTTACCCAGCAGAGACTTGTCGTACCAGACTCGTGCTTTCGAAGCGCGGCGGGCACGCATCCAATCGGACAGTGTTTCCGCCAACTGATCCATCAGATGCTCAACACCGTCAAGGGTGGAACGGCCCATATTGCGGCCGATCGGGTCATCCCTCCACAACCGGTTCGGCCCAACGGACGGCAAATACTCGACACACAAACCCGGAGTCAACGAATCGACCGTCCCCGGCTGATTCAAACCCTGCAACGCATCCAACGCTGCCGTCTCCGGGCGAGTCAACAACGAAACCCGCAACCCCAACTTGTCGTCAGTGCCCTCATACAACCCGTGCAGGATAATCCCGTTACCGGTTATAGGAGAGATCTCATGCCGCTCCAGATGCCGCCAAACCTTCTGACCCTGCTTCGCCACAACCTCCCAAAAAGTGGCCGCCACAAGATGACCCCAACGGAACTCCGGGATCGCCTGATCAGCATCAACAACATCCAGGAACGGACGGTCAGGGACAACCGTTTTATCCCAGGCGACACGCACAAACGACCCAGACAACGCCGCCGCCAACTCGGTTGCTCGCGCCAAAGCCGCATACATGCCATCATCAGCCAGCTGGTTCAAACGCTCCTGAGTCGCATTACTCGCAGGAGTGTTCTTCACCTCACCGGCAGCAGCATCCCCGTCCGTGTCCACCACAACAGTGAACGTGGGCGGGTTCGAATACAGCAGATCCGCGGTCGCCTGACACAGCATGCCCGCGATCGGCACCGGAAGTTTCGTGTTCCGGTTCGGCCCGAAAGTGTTCTGCCCCACGAACCAACGCTGGAACCGTTGCATGACGGTCGGTTTGAAACCGCCCGTGTCCGAAGCAAAGAAACCAGTGTTGTCTGCCGCCGCGCCGCCACCGTAAGCAGCCTGCAACTTTGCAACATCGTTCGCATACCATGCTGACCATTGCCGCATGTACGCGAAAATGTTCTCCAAGTTCTTGGGCGGCCACTGTGTGTTCGGGTCAGAGACGGGCAGCGCCATAACCTACCCCCTCCGGGCCTTTAAACACGAAAAGCCCCCAAATGGGGGCAAAACTTTGCTAAACGTAAGCTGGTGACTACCAGCCCTCACCAGCCTCGGAACCACGCGGATAAGCGAACGCCTGCCGCATAAACGACACCGGCCGAGGCACCCGAGGCACCACAACCCCATTCACAGACTCCACAAACTCCAAATCATCAGGAACAGGGATCACCACACCAAACTCCGCCGGCGGACGAACCGCACGATCCGGAGCCAACGCCGACACCGCCTGCATAAACGCCATCGCCACATCATCATGACCTGCACGCTCCGGCACCGAAATCCGCATTGTTCCCTGAGGGGTGTAATCCACCTCCAACGACCTGAGCTGCTTCAGCAACTCCGGGTCACGCGGCAACACAAGCCGCCGAGTCTGCAACAAACCCTTGATCATCCCAAACCCGGACTGCTTACGCTTCGCATCCGTCACCACCGGGGCAACCGCCGACGACCCATGCCTCTCACGCATCTTCTCATCCAACATTGTTGTCGGATACTGGCCCACACCATTCGTCTCAGCCGCCAACACCGGCATATGGTAGAAACCAGCAGTACGCACAATCTCATCAATGAACTGCGTGTACGGCCACTTATGCCCACTCACATACCAAGGCACAAAAAACGGGAGCCGGTTACCCAGGATCTCCCGATTCAGACCGTAATCCTCCAACGGGGCCACCAAAGCGAGCACGTTCGCATCATTCAAACCCCAGTCGACACCACCCGCAACCGGGTACCTGCCATCCAGGAACCATTCCAAATCCTGCGGGGCCGTCATCTGATATTCGGCTACAGCATCAGACAGTTCACGCTCCGTGAAATACGAACCCGAATCATCCTGAAACTCACCGTTGTACTCACGGTTGTAATAATCATCACCGTTCGCCTGCCGGATCTTCTCCAACAAGCTCCGGTCCGCCAACGGCGAATCAGACGACTTCCACTGCCACGACTCATACCAATCATCAGCAGAATCCTTGCCAATATTCCAGCCGCGCCGAAACCAATGCTCCATCGACCCCCACGGGCTCGAGGTGGCAACAATCCGGGAACCCGGCCGGGCCAGAATCGACGGCTCAGCAGCCTCCCAAATCTCATCCGAAATGAACGCAGCCTCATCCAGGATCAACAAATCAACCGGATTACCGCGAATCTGACGAATCGACGCAGGCACCGAACGAATCACAGACCCGTTACTGAGCTGCAGCAGCGACTTGCCCTCCTCCACCGTCGAACCAGCCAACACCGGCGAACCCGTCGCCAACGCCACACAATCCGACAGAAGACGCTTCGCCGCATCCTCACCAGCCGACACCACCAAAACCAGAATGTTACGGCGAGTAGCCGCCTCAAAAAGGGCAATACTGGCGAGCGTCGTAGACTTACCAACCTGACGACCCGCACACACAAACCGGTAACGAGCCTTCGACCGAGCAAACTCCAACTGATACGGCCACAACGGCTGCCCCAACACCTGCTCCGCAAACGCACCAGGATCAGTAGCCGGATCAAAAGACACAGCCACCCCCACGCAAGAAAGTTGATCCCCGCCCGGTGGGGCACTGCAAGAAAAATGCTTTTAGTCGATAATTTCGGGTTTCGTGTGCGTAATCAGCCGAAAACGGCGCAAGAAAACGACGCCGGGATCATCCTTCACGCCGACCTCAGCCAGCTTCCGCTCCCGGCACGCCACAAACTCGGCGCGCTCCTGCTAAGCCCACAAACCACCCAGCTAAGACAAACACCCGCACCCGCCACAAAAACGCGTCAGAGACCCCTTCAAACGCCAACCAGAGGCACATCCAGGGCAAACCGTCACCCCCAAAACAGATTTCAGAAACACCCCGCACATTTTTCCACACACGGCGGGGCTCGTACATGTGTTCTAAGGGGGGGTGCCCCCGGGTGGGTTAGTGTGTAGTACCTATGTTCTGTTCGGCTTCGGCTCGGGCGCGGGTCAGGAGTGTGGCTGCGTCGGCTTGTCGTGTGCCTGCGATGTCTTTGCCTAGGCGTGCGGCGCTGAGTGGGTCGAGTCCGAGGCGTGCTGCGTAGCCTTGGGCTGTGGTCATCCATTTGCGGAGTAGTTCTAGGGCTGATGTTTTGCCTTTGTCGCTGTCTGCTGCTGCCTGGATGGGCATGTTGTCTACCCAGGCTTGGAGGAGTTCCACTTTGGCCATGGCTGATGCCCATGCCCAGAGGGTGGCGTGGAATCGTGGGGCTTGCAAGTATTCGAGGCCTGGGTCTTCGGCGATCTCGTCTATGTACCGTCTGGCGATCGGGTCTGTGCGTTTGCTGCTGTACGCACCGTGTGTGACAG